CTCGAGGCGTGACAGGATTGGCTTCCAGTACGTGTCGAACACGGTGTCGGCGTCGTATTGGGCGGCGAACAGTGTCGACTTCATTGACTTCATCAGCAAGTCGGAGTCGTAGCACTCCAGTAGCCGTGTGAAGATTTCGTTGATTGATGGTGTCAGATACGACGCAGCCTGTGGTGCGTCGAACTGCAACTGCCCTGAGACGAGCCAGCCTTCGCCAATCAACTCCGTCTGCGCCGTGAAGTCTGACGCAATGACGGGCGTGCCGCACGCTTGCGCTTCGACCATTGGCACGCAGAACCCTTCACCCTTTGATGGGGCGAGCAGGACGTCAGCAGCGGTGTACAGCCCGGCCATCATCTCTGGCGTGAAGCCGATGCGGTGAGCGTAGGCGTCCGTGAAGATGAGGGCGTGCGGTGGGATTGCTGCGTGGCGGGCAAGCTCTTCAAGGTTGATGCCGGACGCAATACCGAAGCGATCGGAGTGGACAACCAAGACGGCGTCTTTGCGTTCTTTCCAGAACCGGCCGAACGCACGAAACGCCTGGTCGAAACCTTTGCGGTCCTGTGGGTCTTTGTTCATGCCAACCATGAGCACCACGAAGGCGTTGGTTGGGATCTTGAACATGTCACGGCCGGGCATTGTTTCGCCGCCCGCTGACACTGCGTATGTTGGCTTGTAGTCGCTTGACTCAAAGGCAAGTGGTGCGTACCACGGATCAAGCCCAGCCTCGAACAGCATGTCTTCGCCGAAGCGTGACATCGCAATGGGCCGGGCACCTGTGCGGTGGAACCAGCGCAGCACGCCTTCGGGTGCCGGCCAGTGGTCGACGGGTGTCCACGCCAACACCTTGAACGTGTCGAGCTGCAACATTGCAGACGAGAACGCCCACACGTCGTTGAGGACAATCACCCAGCCAGCGTCACGGTCACCCTCAAAGAAGTGATCTGCGTGAGCGGCGAAGATGTCGATTGAGTTCTCGAGCATCCCGGACGGGTAGAGGCGCACCGGGCCGTGCGGCGTTGGCCAATCCTTGACGCCTTGTTGATGGCCCCAAGTACACGCAACCGCCACTTGATGGCCCTCACGAGTCAAACGTGTTGCAAGTTGCGCGACTTGGACGCCATAACCGGTCGACGCGGTTGGACTGTTGGAGAAGATGATGAACTTCATGCGGGCCTCGTCTCGGTGCGCTCAGCGGCGACAGCGAAACGGGTGGTGACTTCGTAGCGATCGGTGTCGTCGAGGATGATCGACACGACTTGCTCACCGGTGCGGGTGAGTTCTCGAAGCGCTTCGTCTAAAGACGCGCGCGGGACATGGTGAACTGGCATAGAAGGGCCTCCGGCGGGATTGGGGTTTGGGTATACGATCCGGCGAAGTCCACGGCACCCGAAGGTGCCGTGGATCGTCCTCGCCGGAGGAAAGCAGCAGAGGGCTTAGACGCTCTGCTTGATTACGTTGGCGGCCGTCAGGTCGACGTAGTTGCTGTCGACCCTCCACTTGGCACGGAAGGCCACGCTGTCGTCATCGAAGTAACGCGAGCCATCGGTTTCGATGATCGGGTTACCAACGGTGCGGATGTAGAACGCCGACGCTGCGCCGAACCACACCGACTTGGCGTTGCTGCCTTGGGCGGCAACGTTGGTGTCAACGTAGACGGGCTTGTCGAACAACATGTCAGGTGTGCCCATTGCAAGGCCCGCTGTGAGTGATGGACGCCACAGGAACGCACCCACCGTGCCGCCAGCGCCGTCACGGAGCTTGGCGATGGTGCCTGCGGTTGAGTCGTTCATCAGCCATGCGCAGGAAGGGTCCTGGCGGTATGTGTCGGCGACGCTGTACTTGAGGTCCAGCAGCTTCTCAACGGTTGGTGTGATGAGCGAGCCACCGGTGGCGATGGTGCCTGCACCAACGATGGCGGTCATGATGCCCGTTGGCTGGCCCGAGCCGGTGCCGGTTGTGAGGTCGGTACCGATCTTGCGAGCGAGCGCACGGCCCATGTCTGTACCAAGGATTGGACCGAGGTCGATGCCTGAGTCGGCCAACACTTCGTTCGCAACCTTGACCAAGTTGCCGTACTTGAATGCACCGAGGGTGGTCTTCAAGAAGGCAGGGTCGCCGCCAGCCAACACCGTTCCCTGACCGGACACCTGAGTGGCGACGGCGTGGGTGGTGAGGCGTGGGAACACCAAGTTCTCGCCGCCAGCGGTGCTGATCTTGGTGGTGCCCATGCGGTAGACGCTGATCGAGGCTTCCAAGATTTGGTACAGCGTGCGAGCCAACGTGGTTGGAACGAGCGAACCGGACGAACCGGTGTCCCATGCCAATGCACGAAGTTCGTTTGCGCCGCCACCCATGCGGATGATGTCCATTTCACGCTTCGCAGCGGCGATGTCGATCTCCATGAAGCGGCCACCGTTGACGCCCATCTGCCCGCCGTTGCCACGCAGGAATGCGCGCAGCTCGTCGACTGGCTGGATTGGTGTTGAGTGGTTGGCGGTCATTGCACCAAAGACTGACTCTTGTGCCTGACGCAGCTGGGCTGCCTCGACGGCGCGAGTCTCGATGGCGACGAACTCGTCGATCTCGTTCTTGATGCGAAGGCAGTCAGCCTCCATGCGCTCAATCTTGGCCGATTCCTCAACGGAACGGTCACGACCTTGGGTGGCGATCAGTTCACTGCGGATCTGCTCGATGACGTTGATACGTTGTTCGTTCAACTTGACTACATGTGCACGAATGTCCATGACACTCCTTTCAATGTTTGTGGGCTATTGCCCGAAGGGGTTTCATTGCTGGGGTGCCAGGTGCAGGTGCTTGCGCGGCGTGCGGCGTGGCTGTTGTGTTGATTTAGACGAGCAGCAGACGCGGCTTGTTGGCGATCAACAGGTCAAGGTTGGCGAATCCGTCACGGTCACGTTGGGTGTGATCCGTGGGCGTCATTGCGCCAGTTGGTGGTAGCTCTGCCACGTACGACGTGACTGGCTGCACCACGATTGGCCCGTCAGTTGCGAAGGTGACGTTGCCGTCAGCGTTGGCTTCGTAGCTGCGCTGATAGATGGCGTCGTCGTCTACTCGCGAGTAGACGACGGCGGTGTCGGTGTGGTCGACGACGTACACCGATGAGTCCGTCGCCTCAAGGCCGAGTAGCTCGATGAGCCCGTCACGTAGACGGGCCTCGATGGCGTTGTCGAACAAGTCAGCGAAACGGTGCTGCATGTGCGCAGCGATACGCCGGTATTCGTCACGGGTGAGGCTGGCGTCGTTCAGTGAGCGCAGCAGTTCGTTGTATGAACGCATCGAACCTGACGTCGTTGGCGACGCCCCACGCCACACGATTGAAGTCTCTGCAAGGTTCACTTCACGGATGAGGCGCGTCGAGAAGTCCTTTGACCAGTCGTCACGCTTTTCTGGCACGGAGAAGCCAATCGACATCTGTCGTGCTTGGCCGTCGTTGACGGCGTGACGCACCTCTTGTACTGACGGGCGTGCCGGGTTCAGTGTTGCGGTGACACGCAGGTGTGGATCAGCGGCAAGGCGCAGCGAACCATCGAGGCGTGTCGCCAACGGCAAGGCGCGTGTGTCGTGATTGACGAACAACGCAACGTCAGCCTTCGAGTCCTTGAGCGTCTTGTTGAACGCACCCTCAGCAATGGTTTCGGTGAACGAACCCCACTGGTCACGGACCTCGTAGGGGGTGTTGACGACGCTGGCAACACCATCAAAGGTGAAGCCTTTGTTGCCTTCGTCACGAAACTCGAAGTCGCGAAACTCGAAGCTGCGATGCTGGACGCCACGAACGGCGGCGGTGCGGGCAGTGGAATCAAGGGTTGCCATGTGGGCACCTCCGTCATTTGCAAAGGGAGCAGCCGGCGCAGCTGTGAATCAAACAAGTTGCAAGAGCAGCAACATCTCAAAGTCGATGTCAGACAGCGACAGCGAGGCGAACCCGACGGCGTCGATGCCGTCGTCGGTTTCGGTAATGCGCACCAGCCCAACAACGGGCGGTGGCGGCTTAGGCGTCGGCACCCGTAGCGGGCGTCTTGGCTTGGGCAGGATGTAGTCGTAACCGGTGTGACTACCCGTGTCGGCTTCAGGCGTCGAACCACCGGTACCGGTGGCGGCGATCGTGTCGTCGCCCTCAGTGAAGGCGATCGTCGCTGTGACCTGTACGGCCACAGTGGCGACGATGGTGTCATTGCCCTCTGTCCACGCCGCCGTGGCTGTGGGGCCAAATGAGGCGGCAACCGTGGCAGTGTCGTTGCCTTCAGTGAACGCCACCGTGGCGGTTGGCCCGTAGGTTGCGACGCCAACAGCGGTGTCGTCGCCCTCGGTGAAGGCGATGGTTGCTCGAGGCCCGTAGCTAGCGACGCCAATAGCTGTGTCATCGCCCTCAGTCCATGCTGCGGTGCCGGTGACTGCGGCGGGTGCACCGCCAGCGGTTAGCGCCAGCAGCAGCGACATTTGCTACTCCCAGCCGTAGTCGAACGTGACGTGATACCAAATGGATTGCGACACCGTGGCGGTGCCCACAAGGAACTGCATGGCGGTGGCGATGAACTCGCCGGGGTTGACGTAGATGGGTTGCGTGAACGGCATGAAGATGTCACCGTTCGCGGCGGTGGCACCAACGGGTGCGGCGACGTTCCAATACATGATGCCAAGCGCTTCACGTCGAGCGGCTTTGGTGGTGCCACCAGCCGTACCAAAGCTTGCGCTCTCTGCCGTTGCAAGTGATACGGCGGTGTGACC